CTTGTCTCTTACGGCGCCTGGCTGGTCTATCCTCCGGCCGGCTTTATCGTCGGCGGAACCCTGATGATCGCCGGCGCCCTGCTGCTGGCCCTCGGTAGCCGCTCGGTCGGGTGATGACGGGCCTGTTTGGTGCCCTGGCCTCCGGCTTGCGGCGCCCAGAGACCAAGGCGGCGGATGGTTCAGGCCTTGGTTGGTCTGCGCTGTTCGGCCAGCAGAATTCGCACGCCGGCGTGTCGGTCAACGTCGACAGCGCCCTGAAGGTCTCGACGGTGTTCGCGTGCCTGCGTGTGCTGGCCGACGGCATCGCGCAGGTGCCGCTCAAACTGTACCGGGAGAAGGCCGACGGCTCGAAGGAACTGGCGAAGGACCATCCGGCGTACCGGCTGCTGTCTAGGCGACCCAATGAGTGGATGACCTCGTTCGAGTTCCGGCAGGTCATGATGTTCCATGCCGTTCTGCTCGGGAACGGCTGCGCCTACATCGGCCGGGTCCGTGGCGAGCCGCGCGAACTGATCCCACTGGTGCCGGGCAGCTTCACGATCGATCAGGCGGCTGACTATACGCTCACCTACCGGGTGACCGATCTCGGCGGCCGCAACGCCGTGCTGCCCCGGGAGGATGTGTTCCACCTGCGAGGACCGAGTTGGACCGGCACGGCAGGCCTGGACGCGCTGCAGGTGGCGCGTGAGGCGGTGGGGCTGGCTATCGCGACCGAGCAGACACATGCGGCGCTCCACGCCAACGGCACCCAGCCTGGCGGCGTGCTGTCAGTGAAGGGCAGCCTGGATGACGCGGCACGGGCTCGTCTCAAGGAGGCCTGGGCGCAGTACCAGGGCGGCCTCCAGAACCGGTTCAAGACGGCGGTCCTGGACATGGACAGCACCTGGACGCCGCTCGCCATGAAGGGCGTCGATTCGGAGCACCTGGACACGCGGCGCTTCCAGATCGAGGAGATCTGCCGGGACCTGAAGGTCTTCCCTCAGATGGTGGGCTACGCGGACAAGACGGCGACGTTTGCTTCGGCCGAGGCGTTCTTTCTGGCGCACGTGATCCATACGCTGGCGCCGTGGATCGAGAACTGGGAGCAGTCGCTGGCCCGCGACCTGTTCCCTGACGACGACGATATCGTCGCCAAGTTCTCGCTGCAGGGGCTGCTGCGTGGCGACAACACGGCACGCGCCAACTTCTACGCCAGCGGCATCACGAACGGCTGGCTGACCCGTAATGAAGCGCGCCGCTTGGAGGACCTGAACCCGATCGACGGGCTGGAAGAGCCGTTGCTGCCGCTGAACATGGCAACACAGGCAGAGCGCTCGGCACTACAGCCTGCTGGAGGCAATACCTGATGCGACTGACGGCGACCCGATCGTTCGAGGTGAAGTTCGCCAAGGACGGACCGCCGGGATCATTCTCCGGCTACGGCGCCGTGTTCGGCAACATCGACGACGGTGGCGATGTGCTGGTCAAAGGCGCCTTCGCGGCCTCGCTCGCCGGCTGGAAGGCCCGCGGCAAGCTGCCGAAGATGCTCTGGCAGCACGGCCTCGGGGCGGCGGCCGAGGACAAGATGCCGGTCGGCTACTGGACTGCCATGGAAGAGGACGCCCACGGCCTGAAAGTCGAGGGCCAGCTCGACCCGATCGATACGGAGCGGGGGAGAACGCTGCTAGCGGGCCTGCGCAACGGCTCGATCGACGCGATGTCCATCACCTATTCGCCTGTGGATTTTGCCTATGGCAAGACCGCCACCGACCCGTTCAGGACCATCACCAAGGTCAATCTCTACGAGGTGGGCCCGGTTCTCTGGGGCATGAACCCACTCGCCGGGATCGAGGACGCCAAGGCGGCGTCCCGGATCCGCACCATTCGCGACTTCGAAGCCTTCCTGCGGGACGCAGGCGGGTTCTCGCATGCCGCCGCCAAGGCGATCGCCAACGGCGGCTACAAGGCCAATCCGAATCCTCGGGACGAGGGCGGGATGGACGACCTCCTGGACCTGCAGCGGCAGGCCGAGAGTCTTTTCAGTACCACCTGATTCCGAGGACAACATGAACGAACACGACCGCGCCGTCGGGCGCGCGCACGCGCTTGAGCGCAAGGAAGCCAATGACCTCCCGGCCGTGCTGGCCGAGGTCAAGAAGATCGTGACGCCGCTGATGACGGGCTTCGAGGAATACAAGAAGACCAACGATCAGCGGCTCAAGGAGATCGAGACCAAGGGCAAGGCCGACCCGCTGACCGAGGAGAAGCTCGCCCGGATCGAGGCGACGCTGTCGGGCTTCGAGGGCCTGAACCAGAAGCTGGTCAACGCCGAGGCGCTGGAGGCCAAGCGGGCCGAGCGCGAGAAGCAGATGCAGGAGCAGCTCGATCGGCTCCAGCTGAAGGTCCAGCGACCCGGCATGGGCTCCGAGGAAGCCCGCATCGAGCGCAAGACCTACTTCAACGACTGGGCCCGCGGCGTCATTGGCGCCTACACGACCGGCGTGCCGAACCTGCCGGAGCCCCAAGCCAAGGCGATCGCCCGGGCGACGGCGGAGTTCAAGTCGCTGTCGGTCAGCAACGACACGACCGGTGGCTACCTGGCGCCGGCGGAGTATGTGGCCGACATCATCAAGGGCATTACCCTGGTGAGCCCGGTTCGCTCGCTGGTGTCGGTCAAGCCGACGGCGAACAAGTCGCGGATGCAGCCCAGGCGCACCGGCCAGTTTGCCGCCCAGTGGGTGGCTGAGCAGGGGGCCCGGTCCGAGACCACGGGGCTGGCCTACGGCATGGTCGAGATCCCGACGCACGAGATGTTCGCCCTCATCGACATCAGCCACCAGAACCTGGAGGACACGGCGTTCGATCTGGAAGCGGAGATCCGCGGCGAGGCCGAGGAGCAGTTCGCGGTCGCGGAAGGTGCTGCCGTGGTGAGCGGCAATGCCGTGGGCAAGCCCGAAGGTTGGCTCACCAACACCGACGTCGCCTCGACCAACTCTGGCACGGCAGCCACGATCGCGGACGCGAACGGCCAGGCCGACGGACTGCTCACCCTCAAATACGCCCTGAAGAGCGGCTATGCGCGCAACGCCAAGTGGGCGCTGAACCGGACCACGATGGGCTCCGTGCGCAAGCTGAAGGACAACAACAGGCAGTACATCTGGATGCCTGGCCTGGCGCAGGGCCAGCCGAACACCATCGATGGCGACCCGTACGTCGAGGTGCCGGACATGCCGAACGAGGGGGCCAATACCTTCCCGATCGCCTATGGCGACTTCGCCCGGGCCTACACCCTGGTCGACCGCATCGCCATGTCGATGCTGCGGGATCCTTATACCCAGGCGACCAGCGGCAACATCCGGTTCCTGTTCTATCGCCGCATCGGCGGCCAGATCGTGCTGGCCGAGGCGATCCGCAAGCTGAAGTGCTCGACCTGATCGGCGACGGCGGCGCGGCTCCGGTCGCGCCGCTCCCTTCCTCACCTTCACGAATCCCGGAAAGGAAAGCGCCATGGCGCGCGATATTCACAACAACCTGCACGTCCGTCGTGGCATCAGCCCTGCGGCGGCAGTCGTCGACAATACGCCCTTCGTCTCCCAGATCGCCGATCTCCTGGGCTACGAGGCCGCCGAGTTCGTCATCCTGACCGGTGCGCTCGCCGATGCGGACGCCACCTTCACCACCCTGGTGGAGCATGGTGATGCGGCCAACCTGTCGGACGCCGCCGCTGTTCCTGACGACCAGCTGATCGGCCTCGAAACCCAGGCGAGCTTTACCTTCGTCGACGACGACAAGGTGTTCAAGATCGGCTACCGGGGGCCAAAGCGCTACGCGCGGGTGACGGTCACGCCGGCGGCCAATACCGGTAACGCCTTCGTCGCCGGTATGTGGGTGTTGGGCCATCCGCGCAATCGCCCGACCGCCAATCCGCCGGCCTGATCATGAAGGCCAGGGTCATCAAGGCATTCATGGGGGCGCCCGATGGCGCCCTCCATCCGCGGCCCTTCGAGGTGTCGGAGCTGGTCGAGGGAGATCTCGCAAGGGTCGCTGTTGCCGAGGGGTGGGCAGAGGCGCTGGCCGCTGCGCCGACGGAGCAAGAACCTCCGCGGCGGCGATCGCCGAGCCGGTGAACGAGCCCCTGTTCGAGGTCGTCACCCCTGTGGCGAACGCCGCTGCACGGCGGCTGACGACAGCGACGAAGGTCCAGGCGGCTCTCCGGCTGGGCGGTGTCGATAGCACGTTGATCGAGAGCATCATCGATGCCGTCAGCGGGGAGTGCGTCCGATACTGCAATTTGGCTCGGCCAGCGACCGGCGGCGTGCCGACTTTCGGGCAGGAAGTTCTCCGCGCCACATGGCTCGCGACTGATCTGAACCGTAGGTCGACACTCATCCTGCCATGGCGGGCGCCAATCACGACGATCGATAGCGTGGTCGAGTCTGGCGCCGATCTCGTTGCAAACACGGACTTCCGCTTCGTTGGCGCCGGCCTGCTGGAGCGAATCGCCGACGATGCCCCAATGTCCTGGTCGACGGGCAAGATCGTCGTCACCTACACGGCAGGATGGGCCTTGCCCACCGATGTGCCGGCCGAACTCGAGGGGCAGGTGATCGAACAGGTCAAGATGAAGTACCTGGCCACCGACCGTGACCCTGCGCTTCGCTCGGAGAATACGCCCGATGTCTGGTCCGGCAGCTACGCCGTCGCCGGCAGCGACAGCATTGGCGAGAGCGGCTTGCTGAAGTCGCTGGAAGCAGCGCTGTCCCCGTTCAAGACGTGGGCGGTGTGATGGCGGCTTCGGACACCGTTCGCAACGCCGCCCGTTTGATCGCGCTGCACGGCGAGACCATGGTGCTGAAGCGGGCGAGCGAGCCCACAACCGTTGTCCTGAAAGGCAAGCGCCTCGTCGGTTCGACGGGTGATGTCGGTGGCTCGGCTGTCCAGCAGGAGTTCCGTGTGAAGATCGGCACGTCGGAACTGTCTTCGTCGGCCTGGACGAGCAAGGCACCGGTTCGCCACGACAGTATCGTCGTCGACCGTCGAGAAAGGTCGATTCTCGATGTCCGGCCGCTGAGCGATGCGGGCACGGTCGCACTCTACGAGCTCTTGGTCGCCGGCTGACATGCCGGTGATCGTCGAAGGCATCACTTCGGAGCAGCTCGGCCGGTCGACGGCGGAATGGGTGCGTGCTGCCACAATAGACGTCGCGGAGCGGGCCCTGCGGGAGGAGGTCGCCCGCGGCTTCGACAACGAGCCGGTGGTCATTACCGACGGCATGCCGCGGCGAGACTATCTTCACGTAAAGCCGTTCGGCAGGATCGAGTTCGCAGCGCGCACCAGCATGGCGGAGGCGGTTCACTGGGCGCTGACAGAATTGCAGAAGAAGAGTCCGGTGCTGACGGGGCGATATGCCAGTTCGCACACCGTGATGATCAACGGTGCCGAGGTACAGGGCAATATCTGGGTTGCGCTGCGCAACGTTCGGCCGACGGATCGCGTCCAGATCGTCAATCCGCAGCCCTACGCCCGAAAGATCGAGGGGGCGACAGCGAACAGGCGTACCGGACGCGGCAAGCGGGCGGCCCTCAGTCGCCAGGCGAGGAGCGGCGTCTATCGAATCGTGTTGCGGGCGCTGGTCAACCGCTTCGGCAAGGCGCTGTTCTTCGACTTCAAGTACGTGAACCTGAACATCGGGATCAAGGTGTGGGGCAAACGGGGTGCCGGGCGCGTTCAGCGGGACCAGGTGTATCCAGCGTTGCAGTTCTTCATCAAGCCCACGCAGCTTCCCGCCTGAGGCCGATCCATGATGTATGGGGTTCATCCGATCGCCAGCGTGCCGTTGGGTGCGACGGCCACCGGCCTGATTGTCGGGGACCCGCTGCGCATTGCGTTCCGCGACCGGTTGGTCGTCTGGTTGGCCGACCTCGGTATCGGCTGGCCGATCGTCGATCTTCATAATGCCGGCGAGAACCCGGACGTATCGCAGGGGTTCGTGGCGCTGGATTTTCCCGGGGGCACCGAGGATCAGTACACGTTCGGTGCGCCAGGACTGAACTTCTGGCGCGAGCAGGGCCAGGTAACGCTCTACATCAAGACCCGGCTCGGCGCCGGTATCGTGGTGCGCAATCTGGCCGAGTCCTACGCCGACGCCCTGCGGTCCCGGTTCCGTAACGACCGCTTCGCCGCCGGCAATGGCACCGTTCGCATCACCTCGACTGCGCCCATGGGCGGCGGGCACGACGAGGCCGGACTGTGGGTCGAAGCCGTAGCCCTCGGTTACGAGACTTATAACGTCGGCTGAGCCGGTAGAGCACACGCCGCCGGACGCATCTGATCGCCGCCCACCGGGCGGCTTTTTGTTGTCTGAATTTTGGGAGAAGGCCTCTTGGACAGCGCCAACAAGCAGACCGCCGTCATCGCCGAAGCGACCGTCGGAACCACGCCGGCGACGCCGGCCTTCCTGCTGACTCGCGACATTCGTGTCAGTGGCGCGCCGCAACGTCCCAACACCCGCTCGCCCGAGCGGCGCTCCGACCGCCAAGCGGCCTCGATGGTGCAGGGTGTCGCGACCTATCCCAAGCAGATCGAGATGCCCTGGGTTCGGGACGCGGCCAGCGACGTTCTGTGGGCCTCGCTCTTCGGCAGCCCCTGGGTGTCCAATGTCCTAAAAGTCGGCTCGGTTCGAACCGGCACGACGTTCACCCTGGAAGAGAAGTACGAGGGCGGCGCCACCGACCCCTATCGCCGCCTGACGGGCTGCATGGTCGACAACGTCTCTATCAACTTCCAGAACGGTAACCTGGGCCAGATCAACTTCTCCCTGCTGGCCCTGGGCGAGACCACGGCGACAACGGCGATCGCATCATCGACCTATGCGGCGCCGACGCCGGCCTACGATCCCTCGACGCCGGCCGACATCGTGGTCAACAGCCTGTTCGGCCTTGCCTCGCCGAAGGTCCGCTCGCTGCAACTGCAGATCTCGAACAACCTGCAACAGCAGTACGCCTTCGGTTCGGCCGATCCCTTTGCCATCGGCCTGGGTGAGTTCAACGTGCAGGGCGTGGTGGAGGTCTACTTCAACGCCCTTGCCGACTACTCGGCCTTCGTCGTCAAGCAGACCGGCCAGACCTTCGACATCACGATCGGCGCCACAATGAACTTCAAGGACCGGCTCGTGCTGGGCAATTGCGACGTCTTCAACCCGAACGTCGACGATCCCGGCCAGACGGGTGTCCACGC